ATTTCCAAAACCAGAATTTGCATTCATATTAAAGAGAACAACATCCTCTGGTCCAATTTTGTTTAAAACGGATGTAATTGAATGTGTAATCAAACCACTAGATGAATCATTAATCTTACCAAATATAAATCCTTTGACCGTAAAGTTTAGTGTCCAAATAATGTTTCTGGTACCTCTAGAATAATCACCTTCATAATCTATATCTTGTGAAGTTGAATTTAAAATTATTGGAACTTCTTTAACAATACCCATTTCAGGTATTAAATTTAATTTGATTGTATAATCTGGTGTAAAGTAAGGAAGAATATGTTCGATAATTTGCGTACCATCTTCAATGTTTCTTACATAAATGTAAAGGTTAAAATCAAAATTATATGGTACAGGATTATATTGTGATACCAAACCAGTATTTGTTTGTGCAAAATTTTTAAAATTGGTGTTTAATTTTCTAGAAGCATCGTATGTAAAACCGGTCATTTCAAATGACATTCTTGGTAGTGTTACTTGAACTTTTTTATCCAATAATGAATCTTCTTCGTTACGAAAAACATATAACTCTTTTGGTCCGTAAATAATAGGAACAATTAATCGTTCTGCTTCAGTCAAATTAGGATTGTAACGAACCAAAGTAATGTCATTAAACATATTACCAAAACCAATAACCAGTTTTCGTATGATTCGATTATAAAAAGTTGTCATTAAACATATTACCAAAACCAATAACCAGTTTTCGTATGATTCGATTATAAAAAGTGTTGGCCATTATATACTTCCAAACGGATTGGTTTCAGAAAAATCAATAATTGAATTGGCTTGATTCTCGATAATGTAGTTATCACTTGATTCATCTCTGGTACTATCTTTTAATGGATTAAAATTAGCTAAAACATAACTAGCATTACTTGATGCACCAATAATATTTCTGTTAGGTATAAATTCACCAGCAATATTGGTAACGTTTAGTGTATTGGCTTTTTTGTTCCATTCTTGTACCACAGCAACCACGGTTGCATTGGCTTCTGTACTATCGAGCGCTTGATAAACAATTTCTTTATTTTGATATGTACCTGCACCAGCAGCAACATTGAGTTGTATTGTGTAAGATGAAAATGTTGCTGAATCATCAATTTCTTGAACACCTGTGTTGATGAGCTCATGTGAGAATTTGAATTTCTCTAATTGTAATTCGTAAAAGTATGGTACTTTTCTTCCCAATGTATTAAAATCTTTATCTTGGTCTGCAAATTTAATTTCATACAATTCACCTGTACCATTTAAAAAAGGAACATAAATTAAATCACCTTCACGAGGTCTTTGAAATACATTTTGTGGAACTCGTTGAGAAAATGACCTTTTAGAAACAATCACATTAACATTGTTTTTAATTTCTAAACCAAATTTAGAAAAGAATTCTTTTTCACCATCATAATCTAATGAATTGGAAAGATAGAGTTCTAATGGAAATGCTGATTGAAATTTTTTAACTGGATCTTCACCAAACAATAAATCACGAGCAATATCGTTATCGTTTGGTAGATAATAACCATCAAAGCCCATAATTTTTATGGACTCAACAATTAGATCCTCTAAAACTCGTTGTTCGGCTACAGAGTTATAGTTGTTAAAATAAACTGAAGTTGCCATGTTAATTCATAAACCATTCTAATGGTGCACCATATTCGTTTTGCATTTCGGTTTCCAACTTTTCAATTTCACCAACGGCTTCTTCATAGATTTTATCGCCGTTTAGTGTTACACCACCAGGCAACTGTAGATTATTAAACTTCTTTAAATTATTACCCCATGTTCTTTTGATTAACGCCGTAGTATATTCTTTCATCCAACGGTCATTCCATACTCTGTTATAAACAGTAGGGTCAATGTTAGCATAACACTCAGCAACAACAATTTTAGGTGCCTGTGATGATCCCCATGCCCAATCAATGTACAACTTTTGCATATGACGTTGAAAACGAATTGGTACTTCACCCGAAAACATAAGTTCTAATGAACGTAGATGTTGTAGTGTTAATGTATAGTTAACATATGATGCAGAGGTAAAATCATAGAGTTCATTTAATCGTAATTGATATCTTAGGTCAAACATACTAATGGACGCTTGAGAATCTTGAATAGGGAATATACGAGAGATACCAACAATATCTAATTTATTATTGGAACTATCTTGAACATTACTTAAATCAATGTATTTTTGGTCAATATCACTTTGAGTTATTGCTTTGACATAATAAAATTTTTGAAGTCCATCAAAATGGTAATCTTGCCAGTATTGAAGGGCATCATCAATTCGATCTTCGATTTGATCCTCATCCACGTTAATATCAATGACGGGAAAACCTAATCTACGTAGGCAATAATCTTTAAATGTTTGTCTATCTGTTACAGCCGGCATAATAATCTCCTATATTAAGGTATTTATACCTTGCTGGTCAATAGCCATTTTTATAAAATTAAATATTAGATATAGCCAAACTATGAAACCGGCCAGCACTTACTGTAGTCCATTTGGTCGCTGATCCTATTTGTGTTGGACTGGATCTATTTGCCACATTAAGACCTCCATCACCTGTGCCTAATTGATAATATTGGTTATCTCCCCACAACCATAAGGTACCATTGGTTTTAATGGCCATCATAAAATTTTGCTGGCCCGCACTTATTCGACTCCAATCGGTTGCTGATCCTACTTGGGTTGGCGAGTTTGTTTCACCGGTTAAATCGGCACTAACACGACCTGATACACCTCTTGTTTGCCTGCCCCATGTCCATAGAGTACCGTTTGTTTTGATAGCTGCCATTGCAGCATATCGAGTACCAACTACCATGCTCCAATTTGTATCTGCTCCTACTTGTACTGGACTTGATCTATAAATTGAGTTACCAATTCCTAATCGACCATAATGACCCCTGCCCCACAACCATAAGGTACCATCTGTTTTGATAGCTCCAATCGTTCCAATAGCAAGTTTGCTCCAATTTGTATTCGTTCCTACCTGTACTGGACTGGATCTATAAACTTTATCATTGAGTCCTAATATGCCGTATTCGTTATCTCCCCATGCCCATAGTGTGCCATCAGTTTTGATTGCAAACGCTGCCTCAAGGTCCAACCCTGTGAATGTTACACTTTGCCAATTAGTATTTGTTCCCACCTGTTGTGGAAAGTTTTGATTACTTGTACCATTAAGGCCTAATTGACCCCTATTATTATATCCCCAAGTCCACAATGTACCATCGGTTTTGATGGCTGCAGCAGAATACCCCCTGCCATCCACCAGCGACCAATTGTTCGCTGATCCTATTTGTATTGGACTGTCAACGGCATTTGCACCTCCTGATTCACCCAACACATTTTTTCCCCATGTCCATAAGGTGCCATCGGTTTTAATACCTTTACTTGACCCGGACCCGGCAGATATTTTGGACCATGTTTCTGATCCATTTTTTTGCGGAGTAGCTGCGTTTCCATTGATCACACCCGTTGGCTGGCTACCTGCAGTCCCCACAGCGCCCCATGTATACAAAAATCCTGGTGTATCAATTCCTTGGATCGTTACTGTTACTTGAAATGTTTTTGAAGAATCTTGAAGTTCAGCATCGGTAGCTACAATACTAAATGTATATGTGGTTTGAGCACCAATAGAAACTGTACCATAAAAATATCCGTTGGCAGCTAATGTAGTACCTGCTGGCAATGTAGACCCAGCTGCTACAGTATATGTGTTTGCACCAGTGGCACTAAGAGTGACAGCAAAAGCTGTATTGGCTGCTTGATTACTTAAAGGACTTGAAGTGACCCAAGATGGTTCTGAACTATATGTAATACCAGAAACTTTAATACCAACGCCACCATCAGGATTAACCACATAAAGATTATAAGATGCCGCTGATTTTGTAACCACCACCTACGTTAACCGCTGTATCATCTAATACTGTAAAGGTATTACTGGCCACGTTGGCATATAAAACTTTAGGCGCTAGTGTTTTAACAAGAGTTGCTGTTGCTGTATTACTTAATTGTGTAGTTTCAATTGTTCCAGCGGTGATTTGAGTTCCAAGAATTTTCGTGGTCATTTGAGCCTATCCTAAAATATGGGTGATTTATACTATATTTATAAATCATCCACATTTGGTTAGACTCCCATTTGTTTACGAATCTTGGTGGCTGAGATGTCGGTGATTAATTTGTCAAAGGTTTCTTGTTCGATTTTGTATCCCACATCACGACCATAGGTGATATTGACGATATTGGGTACCACTTGAATCTCGTATTGGCCTTGATAGATTGGATCTAAATCTCTACGGATATACGATTTAACCTGTTCAATGGCAAACGGATTAGAACCTTGCCATCCTTGGCAATCTCGAATTTGAATGACTACTTGACCAGTTTTGGCAATGGCTCGGTCAAACAACGCTCGGTGACCTTCATGCCATGGTTGCCAACGACCTAACATTTGAACTGTTTCTTTCTTCCAGTCAAACACAGGCCGCCTACGATTTTCAATAATGTGATTACCAATAAACTCAGCCCATTTCTCTGCATTTTGTTCTGTCACACGGAAGTCATATACTTCTGGTGGCACAAACATTTTATTCGTATCTTCATAACGACCAGCTTCAATTGTATCAACCCAAATTGTCCAATCAGCTTTGAAATTGTTTCTCATTTCTGGAATAGGTGCCACGAAATCACAGATAACATAATCACCACCAGCTTCAAATGCAAACTGTGCCATTCTTAATGATTGCCGAATACGTCCTTCTTTAGAGAAATCCCAATCATTGAATTTCTTACGAACATCATCAGCATTGAACCAAGTTACTTGAGCACTAAATCCTGTGATGGGTAACATTTCACCATAATCGGCTCGTTCAGCATGTTTTTCTAGGTATTTTTTTAATGCTTCTGCCAAAAATGTTTTACCGGCACCAGGTAAACCCATAATTAAAATCTTTTTCATATTTGTTCCTTAATAAAATTATCAACGATTGCCAATGATGAACTGATTGCCATATCCATATCAATATAAACATACAATCCACATCTACCAATAAACTGGACCTTGTCGTTTTTTATGTCCTTATACTTATTATATATTGCTCGATTTAAACCTTCTGAATCTTTGACTGGATAATATCGTTCATAATTATTATCTCGATAATCACAAGGTTCTTCTAATGTATATCTCTCACCGAATCCATGTTCAGGAAACAATTCCCATTTTGTGATGCGTGTATATGGCCCATCATCCGTAAAATTAACTACCGATGTTGGCATATCAAAGTAAGATTTTTTGGTAAAATGAAACTTAATTGATCGATATGGTAATTCACCATGACAGTAATCATAATACTCATCTATTGCCATTGAATTAAAAACAAAATCATATTCAGTTTCCATTTCTTTAGAAAACTTGGTGTTTAATTTTATTTTTATATTTGAATGGTTTAATATATTTCCAAATAGTTTATTATAACCACCTTTGGGTAGGCATTGGTATTCATCATTTGGAAAATATAATTCGTTTAAATCATTTCTTAGTTTGATACGGTTTAATATACTACTATCAATCTTATCGGTTGGCAAGCCCCACATCTTTTTAGAATAAGGCACATACAGAGTTTCAAACAATTTATCACCCAATATTTTTTGTGTTTCCAAATTAGGTGGTAAAGTTAAATATTGGCCTTTGTGGTATGCTTTGACTTTATGTTGATATGGTACCCACTCGGTGTATTGGGACAACCATTCAATTACTCTACTGTTATTTGTGTGTAGGATGTGCGGTCCGTAGCGGTGTACTAGAACACCATCTATCATCTCATCATAACAGTTGCCACCAATATGGCCTCTTTGGTCAATTATGGTAATATTATAACCATGATTGGCCAGTTCCCTGGTTATAACTGAACCTGAGAATCCTGTTCCAACGACCAGTATGTTTTGTTTTTTTCCCATAATTTAATTACGGTATCTTTCGTTATATAAAACGGTATGTCCATCTTGTTTGACATATGTACCACGAGTGAACCCATTGGCATAAACATTTTAAATTCTGGTTTATTCCACACCGTGGATATCGTGTTACCTTCCCAATGATGTTCTTCTTCACCAATAATTAATAATTTATCAAAGTGTTCTTTATACTTTTTAAATATCTTGGCTTGAATCATAAATGATTCTTGTGTAAACCATGTGCTCCTATAATATCTATGCTGTGTAGGAACAACAAAACATGGCCTATAATATGTTTCATTATATGGATGACTTGGATGATAATATAGTTGATTGAAATCTTGTGGAAAAATACCTATTTCTAAACCAGTGACCGATGAAAGATATGTCCACGATTCAATCATTTCACCAATGGCATTAGGAAAATGTAGATAATCATCTTCTACAATGTACACCAAATCATCATCAGGTAAATTGTAGATGTATTCGTAGGCTACTTGAACTGAGTGCCTAGATTTTTTCTTAGGTGATAATCCTTCTTGATTTCTTGGTGGTAAAAAATTGATTGTAACGAAATCGTGTGGTTGAATCAGTTCTTTAAGTATGTCCTGAAATTCAGCAACAGAATTGTCATCAATAATGTGTAATGATTTTTCTGGTATATCTCTGAGATTGGTGATAATTGAATTTAAACACCGAAGAATACATTCAGATTTATTTACTATTCTATCGGACTGTAGAGAAGTTCTATTGCAAGTCCTTAATACAACATGAATCATAATTTACGAATAGCAGATTGATAGCCAGTAGGTAACTCAAAAATTTCTAATTTATCCCAATAACATTGCATAAAATTATCTACTGCCATTTTAGGTGAGTTGCATGGGTTGTTATCTTTTCTCCATACCATACTGTCATCAAATAACATTACACCACCTTTATTCAACAATTCAAATCCTAAAACACAATCTTGTAATACACCTGGTGCTCGATGGTCACCATCAACATAAATGAAATCGGCTTTAACACCACGGTTATATAAGTCAATCAATCCATCAAATGATTTTTTATTAATAAACTCTACCACACCTTTAGGTTCAAATTCTTCTAAATTACTTAAAAACATTTCTTTGGTCTGTGGTATATTTTTTTCTGGTAGATCATCACTTATATCGTAAGGATCGATTGCATAGTGTTTGTAATTAGAATCTCGTTGATGGCAAATGGCCGCTATATTGAATGTGCTTTCTCCTTCAAAACAACCAATTTCAATAGTTGTTTTTGGAAAGCCAATTGAACTTACAATGTGTTGAAAACTTCTAATGGTGTGATCGTGAAACCTTATGGTGTAATTCATACTTCTAATCTATCATTACGAATTGTTGAACGGCCTTCTAAAGGTCTACCAAGAATGGTTGTTTTAAGATTACCATCTTCTTCTCTTTCTTTCACATCATATGCGTAGATACCCGTCTGATGAATTGGAAATATGTCAGCTCGAAGAATGATATCAAGTGGTGCACAGATACCAAATTTAATTACATGAGAAATCATATTTTTTGCCACAGCAGGATCAATGGCATATGCATGAGCCCTACAAATAAAATGATAGTTTGGTCCTTCTGATGCATGAGTAGGTGTTGGTAGAACTGGCCAACCATCGTTGACCTGTTCGTTATTACCTAGATATGCGATTGAATTAAAAACGGTATGAGTGAGATATGGTTGAACCATAATCGAATCATGTTCTAAAATAACAATTGGTTGGTCTATCTCAATACACTTAGCCCACAAAGAAATATGAGATAATGCACAAGCCACCTCACCTCTCGTCAAGTAATGATCGGTGATTTTCATCATTTTCATTACTGAACTATTTTTGGAATGTTCCGGCTCTTTGATGCGCCGAGAATAACCATCATACGCATCCCAATATTCAAAAGGCATTTTTACTTGATTACAAGATTCGGCACACCGTAAGGCCACATCTTCAGATTTTTTATTATCTTTAACCCGAATGATGTAAGCCTTATCTACATCCATATTATACGAAAAAAACAAAGAATTCATAACAAACTTTCAAAAAATTACATTAGTGCGTCAACATCCTCATGTGTAACGGCTGCATTAACTTGAATAACACGAGCATCTCTAGTTGACTTGGCGGCTTCAATTTCAGCTTCGAGTGTAGAGATTTGGTCAGCAAACTCTGGTATATTACGTTTCATTTCTAATTGGTTTTCTAAACGAATTACTTCAAACTCAGCTTGACCAATTAAAGAACCTTTACGCTCATCAACCGACAACTCACGTTTACCCCAAACAATCTCGATTGGATTTTTGGTAATATCAAAATGGTGTGTTGTAAGAATTTCACGGTTAGGTGTGAGGTCTGGAGTAATCTCTACGGCTGCACTCCAACCGGATTGACCTTCTGGTGCTGGTGTATCCCAGCAATCTGTTACTTGACCATTCTGAACTCGAACATTATAACCTGAT